TAACGAGATGTAGATGCGATGTACTTCTTAACAGTGATAAGTAATCTTCTTACGTTGATTCTATCTAATGCTGAAGCCTTATCTTGCAATGTCTTCTGTCCGAATGCTACAATACCTTGTCCAGGGAATGCTGCAATTGGGTTTACTTTGTTCTCATATAGAGTATCTCTTTCCGCATGTGTAAGTCTATTTAATACACTTACTGCTCCAGTGATACCACCTCTATTCAAACCAGCAGGTGCGAACCATTCTGCTGCTAATCTATCGTTAGAAGCGAATACAGCCGGCATCAATACTGATGGTGGAACTGAAGTTATTTTGTTTGTATTAGTATCCACTGTCTTAACCCAAGGATAGTAAGTACCAACATAGTTTGAATCTACTGCGTTTGCTTGCTCAGTTGCTTCAGTTATTGTTGAATTTACTTCAGTAAAGTCAGCGATATAGAATGCATCTTGTCTATCTTCTACCATATCAATTACTTTTGTAGTAATAGATGGGTGTAAAGAACGGATGATACCAGGAGTTACAACTAAGTTAATATCCCACTCATCAGGATTTCCAACAGCGTTAATTGCTTTATTATATGCAATAGAACCACTTGCTGTTGATTTAGAACAGTCAAATCCTTGCGTATTTGCTGCTGATATGTTACTTCCTAAGTTTGCTTTAGTTCCAGGGAATAAACCATCGAATCCATATTGGAATCCTAAAGTAAATTGTCTCTTAACCATATCAGATGCAGCCGAACCTGTCATCTTATAAGTTAATTGAGAATCAAATGCGAATAGTACGTTTGCACCAGCTGCTGCTCCAACAGGAATAGGTGATAAGTATTGTACGTTATCATCAGCTATACCAACAGATTCAAAATCAAATCCACTATAATAAATTGGAGATGAAGATGAGTTATTTGCCGAACCAGTTTGGTAAACAACTGCAGGTACATAAGAATCTTGTGTTGAGTTATTTGTTTGTATTGGATTCACATAAGCTGTATGTCCAAATGGTGCTGCTGAAATTGGGAATGAACCTGCTTCAGATACAACTACTCTTACATATTTTGATTTGTTTGAGTAATCACCATTTTCAGTAATCTTACCATCGTTATCGATAGTTAAATATCTATCACCAATTCTTCTAGCAATATAGTTTGGAGAAGAAGGGTCTAAGTTTACATTGTTAAATGTTTCTACAACTACTTTTCTCTTATCAGTATCACTATAAGAACGAATTGTTACAGTAAATACAGAATAATCAGTTGCACCATCTTCACCAGCTGCTTTCACATTTGAAATACCAACTTTGAATTTAGTGTTATATGGAGTACCATGTCCTAAAGTTACAAATTTAAATAATTCGTATCTTGTATTATTATCATCTTTTTGAGAAATAACCCAAGGTGTTTCAGCTGCAGAAATATCACCATACTTTTGAGTAGGTAAATTAAGTTCACTAACTACTGCTAAAGCCGTATTGGTATTTGAACCTGTAAAGTTTAATGCTACATTTTCGAAATATTTATATGCATATGCTGTTTTAGCACCAAATACAGATTCACCAAATACATCAGCAATATCATTAGTTGCTAAGTTTATAATAGATGCGCTAAAAGAACCACTAAGTGATGCACCTGAAGCAACAAAATTACCACCACCTTCTACACTTGTATTAATAGTTGTTGTTGCACCATCAAATCCAACTCCTTTATTTCCGTTAGCTGTTGAGTAAAGAACTCCAACTATTTTAGTTCCAACTGATGCAACAGAACCACTAGCTACAATAGCCAAAGGAGCTACTTGGTGATAACCACCAATACCACCAACTCTTACGATGGTAGCGCTTCCTGCTTCTTGCAAATATCTTTGTACCGCATATTCGGTATAATAAGTTCCATCAGGTGTTCCGAAAATTTCTTCGAATTCTGATTGTGTTCTCACAATAGTTGGGATAAACGCTGGTCCTTGCTTAAAAGGTCCTATAAACGCTGCTCCAATTTCTCCTACTCCTTGTGCTAAGAATGATAGGTCATTTTCTCTTGTGAATACGCCAGGTGATACGATTCTTTCTGCCATTTTATTTCTCCAATTTGTATTTTAGGTTTTGTATTTGTTATTAGTTGTAAAAATACACATATAAATATAAAGAAAATGTCCAAAACACAAATCTATTTACTAAACTATGTTTTGGACACTAAATTATAAAAATATTTCAAATTACCTTATACAGGCTGTGGGTCTACCCCATACATATTACTTCCAGATGTTGGAGCCCAAGGTAAATCTGCTTCCATTACCATTACTCTATGGTACTTATTTACATTGATTTGCTTATCTATCTGGCCTTGTATATGGTCCCAATAATTTAATCCACGATTTGAACCACTAACTATATCTTTTACCCAACCTATAACTTGCTCTTCTGTCAAATTTTGATATTCGGTAAAATTGTTAGTATCTACTGAATTTAAACTTAGAGGTGTTGCTCCGGTAAAACTACCAGAATAACCATTTTCATCAACTCCTACCAAGTTCCAATAGGTATTTACCACAACGTTTGATAATTCGTCTGTGTTTTGCTTTTTTATACCTGTTAATTTCCACTCGTATGTATATCCCATAATGTCTATTTTTTTAATAAATATTTAATTTTATTATTTTAATCTTCCAACGAACCACTATAATAGTCTGTTGTTAATAAATGTCTATAAGCTTGTGCCATATGGTCTAATTCAGATGGTACTTCTAAGAAAAATTTACATTTATGGTCCATACCCTCAGTACCAATACTAACTCCATATTGATTATCCGCAGGATTTATTCCAATAAACCCAATCGGTCTTGCTTCATTTTCTCTAGCTTCTTTATCTTTCCAAACGGTTACTGCTATTTCAGCAGTGTATCCAGCTTTCCAATAAACTTCAGTACCCATACTTCTATCCATTGGAGTTAAACCATCTGGTCTAGAATGGTCAACGGGTGGTCTTATATCACCCATTCTTTTTTCAATTTTTACATTTGTAACTACATGATACGCATTTGATACAGTTACTCCAGTTCCAGGTAATTCGTAATCTCTAATTAGTGCCATAGTTTATCCTTTATTATTAAGTATTAATTTGTTTACAATTTCTTTCAATTCTTCTATTTCTTTTTCTTGATTTTTTATAATTTCGTTTTGTTCCTTAATTGCTTCAATAAATACACCAGCTAAGTTACCATATGCAACGCCATACTCATCCACATCTTCAGCGTATGTTACAGCTTCAGGTACAATTTCAAGTACTTCTTGTGCGATTACTCCTACTTGTCTTGTTTTAGTTTCATCTTTAATTCTATTGTAGAACACACCTCTCATATTCAACACTCTATCTAATGCGTTATCAATAGTTATAATGTTTTCTTTTGCACGTCTATCAGAGTATGCTACAATGTTTTCAGTAGCATAAATACCTCTATTAACATATATACCATATGCCCCAGACGTTGCTGAAGTTCCAAGTCCGGTACAGTTATTTCCAAGCGAATGATACAATACCCATCTTCCTGCATTTTGTAAGTATATTCCACCATTACCACTCTCCCACATAAAGTGTGGTAAATATGCTGAGTCGATTGCGTGACCATACCATCCATTTCTATTACCATTCATTCTCCACGCACCATATGTAATATCATTTGGATACCAGTGTGCTCCGTTTATTCCAGAATAATGTCCATGATAACCAGTAAGGTTAGTCCAAGTGTATTGATAATTGTATCCACTACCACCATTAAACTGCCATCTAATAGTACCCATTGGATAATCATCATATATACGAGTTCCTTCGTATGATGAGTTTGCACCTAATTTAATACCAGTATGATATGCTATTCTTAAGTCAGGATAAGGATAGCCCCATCCACCAGCCTCTTGGAACATATTATATGCTTCAGCACCTATTCCAGAATCTCCACCAGGGTAACGGAAACCATATCTTCTACATTCAATAAATTGTAAGTTTGAGTTACTATTAGGGTCACTATACCAAGAACTATCATTGTTATCATACATTATTGGTGTATAGAATTGACCACCCTCAGCCATTAATGCTACTCTACCATTGTTAAATCTATATTCTAAAATATCACCACTATCATCACCCCAGTTAACAACAAGGTTGTAATCATTATAACCACCACCTCTAGTCACCATACCAATAGAAGCACCATCAGATGAACGTTGGAAGTGAATACCCCACATAGCACCAGGTGAATACATTGGATATGAACCTTGCGTTTGGTCATATCTACCTAACCAAGCAACATCACTCCAGTTAGGGAATCCGTTTGGTGAGAAATAGTCAATCACACGAACCGCACCTCTAAAGTTTGCAGAAACACCAGAAGTACTTGGGTCAATGTACCAATATGTATCATCGGAATCATAGAATATTGGTGCTCTAAATGAACCATTTGCCCAAACAGTACTACCATTATCCCAACGTAAGTTCCAACCATACATTGATGTTGTTGCACCCCAACCCAATCTCCAATCGTTTGTTGTTTGGTTACCAATCAATCCCCAATATGTAGATGGGTTATTGAATGCAATAAATCCACCAGAGTTATTAGCTCCATTCATTTGAATAGAGTTACCACTCCATACAACCATATAACGAATTTGTGAAGTTCCGTTAGGGTCTAAGTAGAATGTAGTATCATCTCTATCATAAATGAAGTTTGTACGAATTTCGTATAAGAATGTTCTATTACCAGAGTAGTGGTTAATATAAGTTTCGTATCCGTTTTGACAATCTAAGTGTAAGTTACCATTCGTTACAACCGCAGACCCCCAGCTATTTGGTCTACCATTAGAACCCACATACATATATGCTCCCCAAGACGGGTTTGGTCCATGCAATGCCCCACCTCTAATTCTTAAAGCATCATTATCAGTTGAGTTAGGGTCTAATTTATATCCAGTATCATTTGAATCATAGAATATTGGTGCTCTTAAAGAGTTAGCTGCCTCTAAGTAGTTATAAACATAAGTGTAGTTAATACCCCAATATTGGTTTGTATAACGAGTACCAGATGTATTAGTATTATAAAGAACGATACCACCATCTTGCTCAAAACGGAAATAACCTTGTCCATGGCTAGTATTCATTCTACCCCAATAATATGTATTGGTATTAGCGTTTAAGTTATTATCAACATTATATCCAAATCCAGCACCATTCCAAGTGTTACCAGGTTCAGATACCCAAGCCTGTAAACTAACTTCACCTTGTCCAGAACCATTGTATGCAGAACCTAAAGATAATCTCCAAGAAGAACTTCCGTGGTCACCAATTACATGCAATCTTTTTGATGGTAATGCATAACCAACTCCTAAATACCAAAGTCGAGAATCACCATTAGGGTCAACACGATAGTTAGGGTCGTTTGCATCATAGAATATTGGTGCTCTCATTTCACCAGCAGCATATATGGTACTATTTGACCAAATGTATCCTGTATAATGTGAAATCATTGCCGCAATTCTACTACTACTATTGTATCCAACCCAACCTGGCATTGAAGGTCCATTTGATTGACCTACAAAGAATGTTTCTGCACCTACAGTTGAATATGTACCATAAGTTTGTCCAGATTGAGAACCTTTATTAAAATAGAATATACCCCAACCTCTAGCATTCTCTTGGAATATCCAGTTATTTGCTTCAGATGTGTTAGATACTAAGAATGTACCACCATCATTGTTTTGTATATGATATGAATTTAAAATTAATTCATTTAAACGAGATGTACTATTGAAATCTAAATAGTAAGAACCATCAGTACTATCTTGAATGTAAGGAAGATATAAGTTATTTGAAATTCTTACATGCTGGTCACCTCTACCAATACTCATTAATATTGTACCACTTACACCTGGCGAATCGTTAAAAATGGTAGTACCACCATATGATGCGTTACCACCTAATTCTAAACCAGTGTGCCATCCTAAAGAAAGTCTTGTATATGTAGAGTATCCATTGTTATATGGAGATTTTACATACATTAAATAATAAGGATTGTTATCACTTCTTTGTCCAGATGTTATACCTGTTGCAGAGCCAACTGAGGATGGGTCGGATGTACTATTTCCTAAATTAATATGTCTTGTTGTACCACTTCCAGTTCCTACTCTAAATAAGAATGTACCACCATTATCATAAAAATAATCAGTATAAAGATATGGTACAGTAACTCTATTACTCACAGTCATTATACCATCATAATCCACTCTTACTCTAGTTTGTGGAATATCAGTACCAGTTCCAGATGTACCAACACCAGACTTAACTGCTATAATAAAATCAGAACGTTCAGAACCAGGTGTATCTCTATATTGTGCTCCAATCCAAATATGTGGTGCAACATCATAACCAGTACCACCACCATAATTTAATAAACCATTTATAGCAATACCAGCATAGTATCCAGTTCCACTTCTTGTTGATGATGGACCTAAAACTATATTGTAAGTATTTGCATTTATTTCACTAGTTCCAGTTGTATATGATGATATTCTAACTCTACCACCTGCATTATTTGAAGCTTGAACTTGTGCATCGCTTAGATTTAATCTTGCTAATCTAGATTGACCCGTTGGGTCCATAATATAGTTGTTATCATTCCAATCAATCAATCTAGCTGCGTATAAGTCACCTAATACTGTTGTGTTATTTGCTAAAGTATTATCAATTTCTTCAATTTTAAATCCTATAAATTCCGCATTACCACTATATCCACTATACAAATAGTTGTGTAAAAATCCTAGCTGCATGAATCTTGCGTATGAATACCAAGTATATCCAGCACCAGACCCAGCAGGTCCAATAGTCATTGTGTATTCTGTCCAAGAAGATGGTGCTACACCACTCCAATAATAAGGTTGTCCCCAACCACCATTATCAGGTTGAGAATAATCATATCCAGCTTGCGTAAATGAAAGATAGCAATATGGATTACCAGATGTTGTTCTTATCCAAGCAGAAACTTTATATGTTTTTGTTCTATCAATTGGCACCCATCCGTTTTGTCTCCATCCTGCCCAACCGGCAAAATTTCCACTATGTGCATATGAACCAATTGGAGAATCCGTTAAACCTGTTCTATACTGCATACCACCCCAAACATATCCACCATCACCAGCATGCCAATTACGAGTTTGGTATTTACCATCAGGTACAAACATACCAAATATCTTAGAACCATTTGAAGTGTTAGTTGATATATCACCACCAAATTCCATTATATCAACAATAGATGTACTATTAGGGTCTAAATAATACCCAGTATTATCTCTATCATATAAAATAGGTGTATCAATTCTACCAGAAGCATATACTAAAAATCTTTCAGTATCACCACTATATCCAAATCCGAAGTAATCATTAGTACCATTATCATCAGATACAGAGAAATACATTCTAGCCGTATTTGATGATTCATAGTGTCTAATATAACCAGGATCGTTTGATTGTGCATTAAAGTTTATGTAAGAGTTTGTTCCACTTTTACTAATTGTAATATTTCCACCAGTTGCGTAGAAGTTACCAGAACCATCAATTACTCTTGTTGTAGAATATGTACTACTATTTGCACCAAAATCATTATTACCAATATAATAACCAATAGCTGAGTTTACAAAACCACCATTGGTTGCATTTATAATTCTTGCTTGTAAAAATCCACCATTAACATCTCCATCTGCGCCAAATCTTTGTCCACCACCAACATAAATTCCATTTATTGTTGGGTTTTCATCTGAGTAATTCCAAGAAGCACCATCGCCATCAGGGTTTATTGGGATATAAACACCATCGGTTACTTGACTTCTAAAATGTGCAGGTGTTGATTTTCTTAAATAGTTATCTCCTGTACTTTGAGTCCATATTTGTCCAATAGTAGGATTCTCAGAGTTACCTGCTGAAAAGTTTGCGTATGTACCAAAAACATATTGGAATGAAACGTTATCAGATGTTCTAACGTTTTGGTTCATATTAGCTGCATATGAATATGTTGTTGTATCCATTATACGTTTCCATGAACCATATGATGATAATCCACCACCACTACCTCTTATCCAAAGGTTATCGTTATCAGTAAATCCTAATTGTCTTGTACCACCACCAGAAGAATCACCCCATTGTTGGAATGTTAATACTCCGTGATATGTACCACCATCACTTAATCCATCAGTACTATTTGCTAAGAAATCTGCTCTTACTTTTCTACCACCTGTTTGAGGACCTGTTACAGAACTTCTTGTATCAAATACATTTAATTGGTCGGTTGATGTTGAATTACCAGTTAGTGGTCCAGTGATACCTGCAAAAGTTACCGAATCAGTTGTTCTAATGTTTTGATTCATTAAATATACTTCGGTAGCTCCAATTCCCGTATCAATTGTACCACTTAAAGTCACATTACCTTCTACTCTAAAGTTTGCATCTGCTGTCCATCTACTATTTGCCTCACTCCAATAAAATTGTCTTGTTGCTGAAGCGTTTCTTACAACTTCAATACCAGAGTTTACGTTTATAGGTGAACCACTTCCAGTTGCATAACCTGTTAGAGTTATCATACTATCATTTGTAGAAAGAGTTACGGTATTGATTGATGTTGTTGTACCACTAACAGTTAAATTACCTGTAATTGTTGCGTTACCAGTTACTCTAAGGTTTGTACCATCAAACGTTAAATTACTTTCAACAGTTCCGTTTGGAGCAGTTCCGTTTAATGTGATTACACCATTATCAGTTGTACCACTTAATGATAATAAACCAGAAGTACCACCAGAACCAGAAGTACCTGCTGTACCGCCAGAACCAGACGTTCCAGAAGAACCACCGCTACCAGATGTTCCACCACTACCAGAAGTTCCTGATGTGCCAGAAGTTCCCGAAGTACCCGATGTACCACCTGAACCAGCAGTACCTCTAGTGCCC